TTAGCTTGTAGGCCGGTATTCGTTTTTGTAATACCATTCTAAAAGGTACACACCGTCGCTCCAGGTAAGTTTACCTTTAGCAGCGACCTGTGCCGCCAATACCGATAAATTGTGCAGGAAAGCGCTTTTAATATCGCCATCCAAACCCTGTAATACTTTAACTGCGCATTCGGATATTGCTGCAGGATCGGTCAAACTGTCGCAACTATCAGCCAGCTTTAGCTCGGTTAAAATAGCCGGTAATTTAGCTCTTAGCAGGTTTTTGATCTCATCGTCAATATCGCCGGGGATAATTGCGGTCAGAATATCGGCGGCAGGTGACTCGACGAAATTTTTGATGTTTTCGGTCAGGATAACACCTATATGTATGGCAGTTTTTAATTCGACTGGAAAGCCCTCGAATAGGGATTTGATCTCGTTCCAGATTTTAGCAAGAAAGGTTGTTAGGCTCATATAAATTTTGGTTTAGAAATTTAATTATTGAATGACTGAATTATTGGGTTCGGGGTAGATCCTGGATTGTTCGGGATTTGAAAATTGATTTTTTTCAGCGCTTAATTGTTGTTGGAGGATCGCAACTTCGCTTTCGAGTACCTTTAACCTGAGTTCGTCAACTCTTGCCTGCGTCTCCTGTTTAACCCCTACTTCATGTATATCGGCTCTCAATTGAAAGTAGGTGGTCATTACTGAAGCAACTATGCTGGCAGTGCTGATCACGGTAATAACCAGGTTTTTTAACGTAATGCCTTTTAATTCGCGTTGCTCAATGGTTGTCATATGTTTTAATTGTTTAGGAATAATGCACGCTCTATTCCACGACGTTTTGCCAGGGTAACCGATACTATTTTTTGACCTGTTTGCGGATCTGTGATTTTGTCCCAAACTAAGAACTGATCTGCTGCGCCGTTGTAGTCCTTGGTATTTAACTTGTGCAGTAAGGTTGATTGCTTCAGGGCTCCTGTTCCCTCATTGTAAGTGAACGATACCAGGGCATCAAACTGGTTCTGGCTAAGCGGCACTTTGACCAGCACATTTACAGCATCGATATATTGCCCCAGCGTATTGGCCAATAATGCCTCGGCCTGTTCATTGTTTGCCAATTTATCACCAGGTTTAACCTGTTTGCCGTCATGATAACGGGTGGAGCCATATCCGATGGTCCAAACACCTGCGGAATCGCGATATGCTATCAGCCGCAGGCCCTCAAAATTTTTGATCAGAGCAATGCCCTGGTTACTCAGTTGCATGGTACTAGAAATTGTGATTATTAAAGGGGGTATTAAAAAGAGTTTAAAAGGCTTTGAGCCTTGGGCGCGATGAAAGCTGCTATTTCAGTTGCACCAAGCGCAGTTGGGTGGATCCCATCCTGATAGCGGTTTGCGTCTGATGGGTTTGTCATACTGATCAATGACTGCATATCAACCACAAGGTCGGCACCAGCGGTATTGGCAAGTATTAAGGCATGAAGAGCATTCCAGGCAGACATTTTACTGGCATCGCGTGTTTCGTTAGTGCTGATTAGCGGTGTCATCAACATAACTTTAACATTTACGCCCGTTACTTGAGCTGCTTTAACCATTGCCGTTATATTAGCGTAAATTGATACGGGATCAAGGTTAGCTGCCAGGTCATTGTGCCCTACCATTATCTGTACAATGTTTTTTACAGAGGGCGCAATATTCGCTGAAACTTCGGCTGAAAACCCATTGAGACAATTAGCCGAAGTTCGTCCCGAAACTGCCTTGTTATTCAAACTGACGTAATATCCATTTGCCTGCATCTGATCAAGCTCCTGATCGGGATAGGATTTGGCTACACCTAATCCGGCAGAAATACTATCGCCAATTTGATGTACCACAACCGGACGGGCTATTGTGTAATGTCTCGAAAAATAATCCATCACGTTTGCTACCTCAGCATCGCTGTGCTGTAAATTGCTGATCAGTATCCTGCCAATACCGCCGGTGTAATAGGATTGTGCCGGTATGTAGCCGATATAATGCTGCCCGGTTGGCATGTTCGGATTGGTTGTTGATGGGTTGTAGTTAAAAGAAGCCAGCCCTACAGCATTGTAAAATTTATTTACTCCGTTTGCATGCGTAATTGCATATGCTTCCCATTTGCCCGGATATTCTCTCATGCCATGAGCGGCTAATGCTGTAGCTCCCTGATAATAACCTCCGGGCAATACAAAGGCCCCGTCGGTATTGCCATCAGCAAAGCCATAGCCATCGCTTAGCCCCCCGTTGTAAAATGGACCGGTAACAGAAGAAACATTATCTACTTTGCGGATAACATAAATTGTAAATTCTGTTCCGTTAAGGATCAAATTACCGGTTAAATATCCATTCAGAAATGAAAAATAAGGTTTGTTACCGGGGCCGCCAGAAGTACGATAAACAGGCTGGTGGTTGCTATCAGATTGTGAACTGCTGATACCTGCTACTGCACCTTTTATGTTCGTGATTTTCCCCGATTGAACAGTTACCAGATCAGCTCTTGCCGGATCAAAATCTTCAACTAGGCCCCGCACAGTCGGAAATGGCGTTAGTGAAGCTAGAATTTCGTTAATGGCTTCAACGGTTGATCGCGAATTGGTTCGCAAATTCCAGGTTTCTCCGATTTCAGTTGATAAAATGCTCAGATCATTTGCTGGCAAATTTGCCCAACAGGTATCAAAATCATTAACGCTCTTTTTAATAAGCACCTGACCGCTGCTGCCGCCGGCAGCAACACCCGGTCCAGCCTGGCCTGGCGGGCCAGCCTGACCGGCGGGGCCTGTGCTGCCCGACTGACCTGCAGGGCCGGCTGCGCCAACCATATTTATCCCTGCAGGCCATACATCAGCGGTTTTTGGGCCGAATAAGGTCGATGTACTTGTATTTATGTAAAAATCGCCATTGGTGCCTGTTTGTATATCAGAAGGATCGGTGCTGCCGTATAATATTGTTCTACCATCGGTACCATTCGAACCATTTTTTCCATTTGCGCCTGCAGGACCGGCTGGGCCGGTTTGCATTGAAAAAACCTGTACCCAATTTCCCGATGTACGTTTGTAAAAAATGCCGGTACTGGTGTTTATATAGGTGTCATTCTCGTTCCCTGTCGCAGGTGATGGTGTGCCGAAGCCATAAAGTACAGTTCCATCGTTTGTTTCACCAGGTGTAGGTATTGTATAAACCACGGTCCAGATATCAGCCAGTTTTTGCATAAAGCTTCCGGTTGCAGTATTGATAAACAGGTCGTTGTTTTTCCCTTGGGTATCAGGTGGAATTGTTCGGCCAAAGGAAATATTTGCACCCACATTTAAATTAGAGCGCATAAATGCCAGAAGTGCCGAAAAAGTGAACTGGTAACTTATGCCCTCACTAACCATAACAGATAGGTCCGAACCGTCCAGCAGATTAGCCAGAGGTAATTCGCTTATTTTTTTGTCAGTTGCCATTAATTCAAAGATTGGTTAGTATTTAATAAACTGTTGCTGCAAGGATAAGCTGGGTAATTGAAGGCTGTTTTATCAATGCCCCTGATACGAGGACCTGATTGTCGGCTACTTTTGTTTTTTGGATCGTAGTTCCACAATGGGAAATCTTTACGGTTATCACGCAGAAATTTTTCAACTTCGTTTGCATGTGCATTTGCCACACTTCTGTGTTGCTGAACTAATTTTGTGATTTCTTTAGCTGATAAAGCTTCAGCATTATCATGATGCTTGATTACGGGCCCGGTTGATGTGTATTGTATTGCATCTACTTCAACGAACCGGGCAAAAGTGTAATATACCAGCATTGGTAACAGGCCCTCATAAAGAACAACATGTCCGTGGCGGTCAAGGTACTCGCTTCCGTTTAATAAGTCCTTGTAGGGTTGCGGCGTATGATCCATCAATGTGCCGTCAACATTAAAATATTGGATAAAATCGTAGTAAAAAGCATGGCCAAGGAAAGGTTTCAGATCAAGCTCCTGAGCTTTTTTTACAAAAACCTTTATCCGGTCTGATTTGATATTGACCGATAGATCCTCATAGTTCTGAAAAGTGATCTGGTCGATTAAGTAAACAGGGTTCATCGTGGTGTTGATTAATTAATTGGATTGATAAAGTTGGCGGGGTAATTAGGGCGGAAAGAGCCTTTAGAGGATTTATGATTTTATATCAATTGCGGGCAACATGGCGTATTCAATCCTCCCGAATTATTTCGGGGTAACCTTTTAACTGCGCTCCCGGGCACATGGCTTCAGCTTCAGATTGCTTAAAGCCATAAGCATAAATCAGCGTGGCAATTTTATTTTCGACAGGGAGGGCAGAGGCTAACAATTGGTTGATACTTGCGCCAGCTTTAATGCCGGTAATATCGTCTGCTACCTCGGTGGGCACAGGTACAATATCCCAATTACCAGATGGATTTATGGATGGATAGAAATTGTTAAATAGTTGGGCAAAGGTTTTGCTCAGGTCTATCCGCTCGGGGGCAGTGTTATCATTAAATTCGCGAATCGCCTCTTTTTTTTCTCCGCCGTTGCTCAGGCCCGACGATTTTTCTGGATTGATCAGTTCTTTCGGGATCGAAAAGCCTTTGATGATACGTGCTTCTACCGATTTTTCGGTCGCCTCAAATAACTTATCGTTGTTCTGAATGGCATAAGGCTGGAAAGAAGGTTTGGAACTTTCGTCCTCATATTCTATCACAATAATTTTTTGTGCACTTTTTGCTCCCTGAAAAGTGCCGAGGTCGCGCTCCAGTTGCGAAGCATTGTTACTGTAAACTTGTTTGTCGGAATCGGCGGTGCTATTGTCGGCTTCCTCACGACGCGACTGCATAAAAAGCATGGTTGAGGGTAAGAATCCGGTAAGTACCTCCCGGTTGTTAAATATTTTTATCCCCGCTTCTGTTTCAAAATCTTCCCAAACGCTGGCTGCCTCGATCAGGGGATAGTCGTCAATTTCCGGATTGAAATAGAATAGTTGCCCCTTGTAATTATTCCAGCCGCCCGCGGCTATTACCTGGTGCCTGATACTTTCCGGATCTGGGTTGTACTTGTCCAGGAAAGCAATCTTGCTACGTGTGATGTTTTTCCATGTTTTTCGACCCCAGTCAGTATAAATTGCATATTTCCCCTGGGTTTCTGGGTTTCCCGGGTCGCCGATCCGGATATCCTCAAAGCGAACATAATTTGCCGAAACAACTTTAAAATTTGCATTATAATTGATGTGAATTCCAAATCCAGTGAACAAGGCCATATCTGATGCTACTGCCTTTAGTAATTTTCCAAGGCTCAATCCTTTGTCGTTTATGAGCTGATTTGCCAGGTCATGTTGTTCAAAGCCGTTGCCTCCGATAAATTTTGCTCGTTTATTCCAACAGTCTTTGGCAGTAGGAGAGGCACCAACCAGTTCCAGCATACGCTGGGGATAAGCGTTATCCATGTCGTAATTAAGTATGCCGAAACTCTGATTGGGCCTTACGAGTATTCGTTTTTCAATTTGTGGCAGGTAGGTTTTCATGGTTGGTTATTAAGTTCATGGATATTGGTTCATGGAACATGATCCGGCTGGGATAGTGTGTAGTTTTGGGGTTTATCGACCAGTCAATGAACCTTTAGTTTAATTGATCCACTAAGCCACCAAAGCATCGATGGCAGCTAGAGTACTGGCATAGGTTGCCGGGCCGTTTGCGGCGGCTATTGATACTGCGCGTGGCGGGTAGGGTTCGCGAAGCTTATCGGGATTGGTTAGTTTTAGTTTATAGCCACCATCCAGGTTTTCGTCGGCTGCATTGCGTTCAGAGTCGCTTAGGATCAAGCCGTTAACTGCCCCGAACAGTTCGAAAGCTGAATTGCTGCTATGGTGGTTGTTGGCTACGATTGCCTTAACCCGGCCATAACCCATTGCCATTAACTGTGCCTTGATATCCACTGAAAATCCGGCGATATTAAAATCAATTTCCTCGGTATAGCGAGGACCGGCTGGTGTTTTAACCAATTTTGAAAGGGTGTTAAAACTATTATTGGTGCCTTCAAACTTATATATTCTGGCACCCTCTATGGGGCTTAAGCCGGTAACGATCAATGGATTCTGAGGGTCAAAACTCAGTATTATTTCGTCGGCATTGAAAATGTAGATCACATCTTCTATACCGGCTGTTACCGGAGAGCCCGAACTCAGGCTGAATCCCGCATTTATTTTGTTATAAATTGACATTTTAGTTAGTGAATTAGTGAAGGAGTGAGTTAACGAAAGCGTGAGTTAATGAATGAGTGAAGAAGTACTTTGGCGAATGACCGAATTAGAGAATCAATTATTGCCCTGATGTTTTGGTTTTTGAAATGTTATTGATTTGTTTCTGATCCATCTATCCAAACACTCTATCGCTAACTCACTCATTCACTCATTGAATCAGGCTCCCAGGTAGAAGATCTCGTTGGCAAATTTGAAGTTTACGGCGGCTTTCATTCTGGCCTTTATTCGTACCACATCGTCATTGGTATACGGTTTTAGGTATACAGTTGACAATTCGGAGGCATCACCCAACAGATCGACGCCAAGGAAAAGGTTGGAGGAGCGTGCACCCAATATGGTATTTGCCTGCCAGTGGTTCATCAACTGAAGTGGTACACCCAGGTAGTCCATTTTCTTTGGATCGGTAAAAGCATTAAGCACATTTGTTGCTTTGTTTGCCTGGGCCTGGGCATAAGCATACCCTACGTGAAATGGTACTTGCAGATTGAAATCTTCCTGTGCTCGGTCGGCCGGATCAAGTTGTGCATAAACGCTTCCCAATACCTTTAAAACGTTACTTAAATTGATATAACTTATTGTAGCAGCTGTTGAATTTCCCGAGAAAACTGCAGGCTTACGGGTATTGACCTCATTATAATTTCGAACGAGTTTGAAAGTAGTTGCGCTGGCAATTTGAATAAAATAAGACTGCCCCTGAATTGGGATACCAGCTGCACTGTTGGTGATATCTTTACTTGTTCCGGTAACTGCGCTTATTGATACCACATCGCCATCAGCAAGCGTTGAAGTGTCTGCTACAGTTACGATTCCATTGGCGTCGATAGCAGTTGCGGCAAGGGAAGTTCCGGGTTTGCTTAGGTTAACCTTATATACACCCGAAGCTGCAGCTATTGTTGGTAATAAGCCGGCAAATGGCGCTGTAAATGACGCCTCTTTGGTCGATGATTTGCCCAGCCAATACAAACGCTCATTGGCGATCTGAATTTTGCTCAGGTACCGCTGTACCATAAAGTCTGAAAGGTCTACAACCCCCTCATAGTCGGCAAATGAACCGGGTTTTAAACTTTGTGCTTCCCATGATTGAATAAGTTTATCCCATTGTTCCTGCTTCATGAATTCATATACTACAGGATCGAGGTAGCTTTCGTTTTGTGCGGTATAGGTACCCTGGTCTGTAAAAATGCCGGATGGGTCCTGCAGCACTACGTCATCATCAACGTCAAGAATCACTTTGCGCGATTTTACGTCATTGATAACAGTCAGCAGCCCGCGTTTAACCGAGTCGGCTTCAAGTAAAGTGCTGGCCATAAAACCTGCCAGCGCTTCGCCGGCATAAGTGTTGTTTGTAAATGTAAATTGAGCCAT